AATAAAAACTAAAAAGGTTGTTAATGATGGGAAAATATAAACATAATAATAATTTTAAGTATTCAATTCAAATACCAAATTTTTTATCACATGAAAAGTGCGATGAAATAATTAAACAAGTTACAGATACAGAAGAACAGGTTGTAGGTTGTGTTGGTGATGAAAGAGGTAGTGTAATCATACCAGAAATCAGACAAACAAAAGAGTGGTACTTAACAGACCAACCATTAAATGATATGAGACCTGATAAAACTGCCAATGATTGGGGTTGGATACAAGAGAAAATGTACACGATTATTCAAATGGTAAATAAAGATATTTTCAAATTTGATATCAGAGGTTATCATGATGAATTAAAACTAATAGAATACCAAGATGGTGGATTTTATGGTTGGCACACAGATTTTAATGCAGGTTATTGTTCAGTAAGAAAGTTAGTAGGAATAATCCAATTAACAGACCCAAGTGAATATGAGGGTGGAGATGTTCAATTCGGTATCCAAGATAAAGATACAAAAGAATGGTACACAATGGAAAAGAAAAAAGGTTCACTAACAATCTTTCCAACATTCTTATCACACAATGTAACACCAGTCACTAAAGGTAAACGATATGTAATTCAAGAATTATTTGTAGGAGACCATTTTAGGTGATTGCAAATAAAAACTTTGAATGGTTTTTAGTTCGAGATAACTTTCTATCATCTCAAGAGTGTGATGATGAAATTAAGTTTATAGATGGTAATGTAAACAAAGATAATTTTATTTGGGGTAAAGATTGTAAAAATGTTGATATAGAAAATGAAAAGTTATTAGATAAGATATGGAAAGTAATAAAGATATCTAATACATTAGTTTATAAATTCGATATATCAAAAATACAACACTCTTGTGGTAAGTTATATCCAGTAGATTCATTTGTTGAGGATAATGTTCTTCATTCAGATTTTGCAGCAGGGGATGGAAAGGTTGTTAATAGTTGTACTAAATTATCTTGTGTGATATTTTTAAATGATGATTTTGAAGGTGGTGGATTACAGATTTGGAATCAAACAATTGAAGCAAAAAAAGGTAGAGTGGTTATATTTCCATCGTTTGCAGCACATAAAGTTTTACAATTTAGTAAACATGATAGATATAGTTTAATAACTTTCATAGAAGGAAATACTTTTAAATGAGATATAAAAATATAAACATGGAAGAGTTGAAGATAAACCAAGATTTTAGATGGTTTATTACCAAACCTAATTTCTTTTCAAAGGATGATTGTGAATATATGATAAAACATATAGATAAAAATTCATCAAGAAAGAAAGGACATTATGTTCAAAACTTAGAAGATAGGACAGTAATGGATGATAATGTTTGTATGTTAAATATCAGTAGAACAGATGAACAAAAGTATCTTGATAAGTTTTGGAGTGCAATACAAATTGCAAACATAACAACATTCAAATATAATTTAAGTGGAATATTTGAAAACAGATTACAGGCACACAGATATGATGTAGGTGATTGGTATAATCCACATTCAGATTTTCATTCAATACAAAAGTTTAGTTCAGTAAAATTAACTTGTATTGTATTTTTAAACGACCATCAAGATTATGAGGGTGGGGAGTTTAGATTGTTTGATGGAACAATAGTAGAACCTGAAGTTGGAAAATTAATTATACATCCATCATTTGCAGGACACGAGGTTAAACCAATTACAAAGGGTGAGAGATATTCTTGTGTTTGTTGGGCAGTAGGAGATACTTTCGTATGATACAAAATGATAACTTTAAATTTGTAGTTCATAAAGAAAATTTTTTATCCGATTCACAATGTGATAACTTGATAAAATATTTGGATGAATTAAATCCAAATGATTCAGAACTTGCAGGAAAGTATGATGAAAATATTTTAAATAAAAAAGTTCGTGATAATAAAGAAGTTATATTCAAAGATGATACATTAAGAAATAAACTAAAAATGGTTTTTGAATTATCAAACTTATCAATTTGGAATTTTGATATACAGAAGATGGAAGATGTAAAACTTTTAAAGTATGGTGTTGGGGGTAAATATGAATGGCATACTGATTGTGGTTCTAAAAAAACTTCTAAGAGAAAACTAACTGCTATTGTTCAGTTATCAGATGAAACAACATACGAGGGTGGAAACTTAGAATTTGGAATCACAGATGATTCAGGTGAAAAGAATTATACCTCAACAAGAGAGAGAGGGAGTATCACAATATTTCCCGCGTTTTTATCACATAGAGTAACACCAATCACTAAAGGAACTCGTTACTCATTAATAACTTGGATGTTAGGAAATGCATTTAAATAAAGTATTAGTATTAGGTTGTAGTCGTAGTGGGACAACTGAATTTTGTAAAACACTACAAGAAGTTTCATCAAAGAAATTTGTATGGGAGTTTGGATTTGATGATAATCTCAATAGATTAGTTAGTAGTTTAGGTATTACAGAATTTTTAGATAGAATATACAAAGATAAAAATACTCTTGGAATTAAGTATGGTGTTTATCCACAGAAAAAAATACATTTAGATTTGATAGATTCACATGATATTGTTTTTTTCTTATCAAGAAGAAATGTATTTGAACAGGCAATTTCATTGAACTTAGCAAAAAGAACGGATAAGTGGAGACCAATAGATTTTGGAGTTGAAACATTTTCACAAAAAGAAAAAGATGAATACAACAAGTTAAAAATTGAAAAGATTGAAGTTGAAGATATAAAAAAAGATATACAAGGTATTAAAGAAGCATCAATCAAGGTTATTGATTATTTAAAAAATCACAAGAGTTCAAGGATATTATTTTATGAAGATTTATTTGGATTCTTTTCAGGTGTAAAATTAAATACACAAACGAATTATGAAAATATTGAGAACTGGCAAGAACTGAAAACTTTTTATGAAGAGAATAAAGATTTTTGTTATTTTGACTTATAAGTTCTATATTTATTTATATCTAAAAAGGTTATTATGAAAACAAAATCTCTATTCGACCATATAAAACAAATAACGAATGTACAAAACACATTGTATTGGGATTCTCTTAATGAGGGTGATAAAAAAACTTGGAGTAACTACATGGCTCATCGATTTCTTAGTATGAAATCAGAGTGGTTACAAGTTGTTAATGAAATACAAAAGTATTGGGAGTTAGCTCCTAAGAATGTGTATCAGTTTTATATTGATGTGTTACCAAAGGGTAGAACATTTTTAAAGTATGTTAAATCAACAAAGAAATCAAAAGTTGAGAAGTGGGCAATGGAACACTTAGTAGATTATTTTGAGTGTAGTACGAAAGAGGTTGAGGATTACCTTGATATCCTAACAAAAGAACAAGTTACAACAATCATTATGAAATATGGTGTTGAAGATAAACAATTAAAAACAATATGGAGCAAGTAATGAGTAATTACAGAAATGAAGAGAAGTTTTACCTACAAGAAATTGAATGGGGTGTTAATTCAAAAACCAACACCACTTACATGAATTATGAATTTGATATAGATAGTTTATATAGTACGATATTAAAATTAGATTATCTACAACGATGTAATCCTAATACAGATATTAATTTAAACATTGCATCATATGGTGGTGATGTTTATGCAATGTTAGGGTTAGTGGATTATATCAGAGGATTAGATGTAAAGGTTAATACGAATTGTGTTGGAACTTGTATGAGTGCAGCTGCAGTGTTATTGGCAAGTGGTACGGGTACAAGAAGTATGACTAAACATTCTACAGTAATGATACACGAGGGTTCTACATTTGAGGCAGGTAGAAATACTGATGTTAAAAAGGGTGTGGAACATATTGGTGAACTACAAAAAGATATTAATAAGTTATTAGAAAAAGTTACAAAAAAAGATTCAAGATTTTGGGAACTCACTCAAAGAAACGATACTTATTTAGATGCAAAAAAATGTTTACAATATGGTATCATTGATAAAATTAAATAAAAGACTTGACACTTATATCAAAAAAGTGTTATATTATAACGTAATAAATTGGAGAAAAATATGGCGATTAAAGACACACCGAAAGGTATGCCAGTAGAGATAGCATATGGAAATGCTAATGGAGATGATGATGTCGTTGGATATATGGAAGAACAATATCCTGAAATGACGGAAGAGTTCAAGAAGATTCAAAGAGAACAATATGAATTATTCCTACATAAACAGCACGATTATGGGCCACAAAATATTGCAGTAGGACAAGAACTAAAAAATGAGGAAGAGAAACGATTATCCTTGATGGGTATCTGGTTTAGAATTAATGATAAAGTAGAGAGAATCAAAACTCTTATTATGAGAGGTGATGATGGTTCTGTAGAGAATGAGGGTTTGGTAGATAGTTATTCAGATATCTCAAACTATGGAGTTATGGCACAAGTAGTAGCGAGGGGTAAATGGGCAAAATAGGAGTAGTTGGACAGGGTTATGTTGGTACTGCTATTAAAGTAGGATTTGAACCACATTACGATTTACACACTTATGATAAGTTTGATTTGGCAAAATCCACTTTACCAAATTTAAAAGATTTAGTTGAAGAGTGTGAAGTTATATTTGTATGTGTTCCAACACCTATGAGAAAAGATGGAACTTGTTATACAGGTATTGTAGAGGAAGTTATTAGAGAGATTGATACTCATGTAGATACAGAGGGGAATAAACCTATTGTGGTGATTAAATCAACCGTTCCACCAGGTACTACTGATACAATGAATAAAAATTATTCAAATATTATTGTAATATTTAATCCAGAGTTCTTAACGGAAGAAAACTTCTTAGATGACTTTAAAAATCAGAAACGAATTATCTTGGGTGGAGATAGAAAAGGAACTAATAAACTTAGACAAATATACTCTAAGGTATTTCCACACGCTACAATAGTTAAGACTGGTAGTAAAACTGCAGAGATGGTGAAGTATTTTACCAATAACTTCTTGGCAACTAAGGTATCATTTGCAAATGAGATGTATAATATATGTGAACAGATAGATATTGATTACGATAAGGTTGTAGAGTATGCAACATACGATGAGAGGTTAGGTAAATCACATTGGGCAGTACCTGGTCCTGATGGTGATTATGGTTATGGTGGACATTGTTTACCAAAAGATTTAAGTGCGATTATTAATCAATTTGAAACCTATGGATTATTAGAGGCCGTAGAAAATGTAAACGACCAAGTTCGTGAAGATAGAGATTGGGAAGAAATGAAAGGAAGAGCTATTATAGATGAATAAAATAAGTTATTCACAATTCTCACAATGGGATAAATGTCCAAATATGTGGAAATTAAATTATGTGGATAAACTCGGAACATTTACTGATAATATTTATACAGTATTTGGAACGAGTGTTCACGAAACAATTCAGGCGTATCTTATTTGTTATTATGAAAAAACTATCAAGGAGGCTGATAATCTACCATTGAATGAAATTCTGAAATACAGAATGGAAGAAAACTTCAAAAGTGCTAGAAACCAAAACGATGAATTAGAAATTACATTAGAGGAAATGAAAGAGTTTTTTCAAGATGGATTGAATATTATTGAAGAGTTTAAGAAAAAGAAAACAGGATACTTTCCTAAAAAGAATACAGAGTTGGTGGGGATTGAGATATCTCTTGGTTATGAACTACCTAAAAACATTGAGTTTAGGGGTTATATTGATGTGGTGATACACAATAAAAAGACTGGTAAGGTTAAAATTATTGATATCAAAACTGCAACATATGGTTGGAACAAATATCAGAAGGCTGATAAGAATAAAACATCACAATTATTATTGTACAAACAATTCTTTTCAAAAGAGAGAAATGTTCCTATTGAAAATATAGAAGTTGAATATTTAATATTGAAGAGAAAGTTATACGAAAACTTAGCTTATCCACAAAAGAGAATACAAACTTTTGTACCAGCAAGTGGTAAACCAAGTATTAACAAAGTTATAAGTAGATTACAAAACTTTATGGATGATTGTTTTGATGATAATGGTGAACATATTATAAAAGAATATCGTAAAGAAGTTTCAACAAAGAATTGTAAGTATTGTGAGTTTAAAGATAAACCAGATTTATGTGATAGGAAAATGATATGATAACACCTACTTTAAGAGTTTATATGCCAGATTTTATCTATACAGATAGAGAAGATGGGGTTATAGAAAAACTAACAGAGTATGGAAATTATGCACCAAATCTAAAATTATATTTGTGGTATAATCAAACTGATAAAGTTAATCCAAAAGATTTTATATCTAAGTGGGATAGAGTACCACATAATAATTTTAAAACAATAATCAGACCTCAGTTCTTTGACGCACAAAGAGATTTTATTTTTTTTGATATCATTCCAAGACGAATTTATAATTCTAATCATATTCAATATTCAAGATATAGTTGGGTGTATGATGGTGGAGCTGAACAGATACTTAATGGGTTGGAAGAATTTAAGAAAACATTCGAGTTTATAACATCAGATAAAGATAAACCTAAAAGAAGACAACAAAAAAGAAATGACTATGAAGATAGCAATCATAGGTAGTAGAAGTTATACTAACTCAAGAAAAATAAAAGATTTTATTTTTAAACTTAAAGAAAAGTTTGGGGATGAATTAGAAATAGTAAGTGGTGGACAAAAAGAAGGTAGTGATGGATATGCTAAAAAGTCCTCTTTAGATTTTGATATAAAATATTCAGAATTCCCACCAAAACATTATCCACACAATATACATTGTGTTAAAGAAAGTTTTAACTATGGAAGGCCATATCGAGTTTGGCATTTTCATCAGAGAAATAAAGAATTAATTGAGTATAGTGATAGAATAGTGGCGTTTTGTTCCAATGGTGTAGTTTCAAAGGGTACATTAAGTGCTTTAAAACACGCGAAAAAAATTGGAAAAAATTACATTATTATTGATTAGTTATATATTTATATATATGAATATATGAAATATTACAAGGAAATAAGTTATGAGTGAACAATTAAAACTAACTTCGGTTAAGGTTATAACTGAGTTATATAAGAAATTCAAGAATGAAACGATAGATAATGAATTTTCTCTACAAAAGTTAGTGAATAGAACTCTTGATAAATTTGTTTATGATGAAGAATTTAGAGAAGCTATTTTAGAACATCAAAATCTTCATCAAAAAAGTGGAAGTAAATTTTAATCAAACAATAAGGGTTACAAATGGCAGAAATAAAACTACCTAAATTAAAATCTGTAAATGTAGAAAAAAAACTTTACAGAAAGAAAAAGAAAATACTATTATTATCGGATGATTTAAGAATGTCAAGTGGTGTAGGAACCATGTCCAGAGAGATAGTATTAAACACTATTGATAAGTATGATTGGGTTCAAATCGGTGGGGCTATAAAACATCCTGAAGAAGGTAAAGCTTTTGATATAAGTGATGATATAAGAAAAGAATCAGGTGTTTTAGATTCTTATTTAAAAATATATCCAACAAGTGGATATGGTAATCCTGAATTATTAAAACAAATTATGGAAATAGAGAAACCTGATGCAATCTTACATTATACTGACCCAAGATTTTGGCAATGGTTATACAATATGGAACATGAAATCAGACAACACATTCCTATCTTCTATTATAATATTTGGGATGATTGGCCAGCTCCACAATACAATGAAAACTATTATGAAAGTTGTGATTTGATTATGAATATTTCAAAACAAACACATGCGATTGTTCAAGAGGTTTGTCAAAATAAACCAAGAACAGAATGGGATTCAACATATGTTCCACATGGAATTAATGAAGATAGTTTTTATCCAGTTACAGATAATGAAGAATTGACAGAATTAAAGAAATTTAAGAATCAATTGTTGGGTAATCGTCCAAATGATTTTGTTTTACTATATGTGAACAGAAACATTAGAAGAAAAATGGTTGGTGATTCTTTATTAGCATTCAAAGAATTCGTAAACCAATTACCTGAAGAAAAAAGAGATAGAGTTACTTATGTAATGCACACTCAACCAGTTGATGAAAACGGAACTGATTTACCTAAGTTAATTGAACATTTAATGCCAGAAGTTAATGTAGTTTTTTCACATCAAAAACTTGATAATAAACACATGAACTTCTTATATAATATTGCAGATGTTACAATGAATCTTGCATCAAACGAGGGATTTGGATTAGGTACTTGTGAATCATTAATGGCTGGAACACCAATTATTGTTAATGTTACGGGTGGTTTACAAGACCAATGTGGATTTAAGTTAAGGGGAGAATATATAAATTATAGAAGTTATGGTGCGATTAAATCACTACACGATTGGAGATTGTGGGAACACAATGAAGAACTAACTTGGGGAGAATGGGCAAAACCAGTGTGGCCTCGTTCAAGAGCTCTAATGGGTTCAGTTCCAACACCATACATTTTTGATGATAGATGTGATTGGGTAGATGCTGCTAATAGATTGAAAGAGTGGTATGATATGGATAAAGAAGAAAGAACCCGATGTGGAGTGAAAGGACACTATTTTGTAAAGAGTGATGATGCAAACATGAGTGCAAGAGCGATGGGTGGTTTGTTCATAGAACATATGGAAACTGCATTTGATAAGTGGACACCAAGAAAAAAGATTAATGTTTATAAAGTTGAGGTATAAATGAGTAAAGAATTAGTATTAGTAACAGCACCAGTTGAAACTCGTAGTGGATACGGAAACCACTCAAGAGATATTGTAAGGGCTTTAATTGATTTAGATTATGATGTAAAAGTTAATTCAGTTCGTTGGGGGATGACACCTAAGAATGCACTTGAAAAGGATAATAAAGTTCATCAAGAAATTGGAAAAAGAATTTTAAAAACAAATTCATTAAAGAGACAACCAGATTTACATTTACATTTAGTTGTACCGAATGAATTTCAACCAATAGGTAAAAAGAATGTTGGTATGACAGCTGGTATTGAATCAACGATTCCACCAGTAAAGTGGGTTGAGGGAATGAATCGTATGGATATGAATATCTTAACTTCTGAATTCTCACGACACGGATTTAAGGAAGCAGTATTTGAACAGAAAGACCAACAAGGAAATAAAGTTGGGGATGTTAAAGTTACTAAACCAATGGAAGTATTATTTGAGGGTGTAGATACTGATGTTTATTTTTCCACTACAGAAATTTCTGATGAAATTAATGAAGTATTTGGTGAAATAGATTCAAATTGGAACTATTTATTCTGTGGTCATTGGTTACAAGGTGGAATGGGACAGGATAGAAAAGATACTGGTATGTTGATTAAAGTATTCTTAGAAACTTTTAAGGATAAACCTAAACAACCAGGTTTGATTTTAAAAACAAGTGGAGCAGGATTCTCAGTTATTGATAGAGAAGAGATACTTAAAAAGATTAAAATGATTCAAAAGGATATAAAGGGTACAAAACTTCCACCAATTTATTTAATACATGGTGATTTTACGGATGCACAGATGAATGAATTATATAATCATCCTAAAGTAAAAGCTCATATCACATTTACACATGGTGAGGGATTTGGTAGACCATTATTAGAGGCAACTCAAAGTGGTAAACCAATTGTTGCACCAGGTTGGAGTGGACATTTAGATTTCTTAAATCCAAATTATTCCACATTATTAAATGGAAGTTTAACAAAAGTACCTCGAGAAGCTTTTCCTGGTGATATTTATTTTGAGGGAGCACAATGGTTTACCGTAAACTATCAAGATGGCTCAAATTGTATGGTTGATATCTTTACAAACTATGAAAAGTACTTGATTAAAGCAAAACAATTAGAAGTATTTTGTAAGAAACAATTCAGTTACGAAAAGATGAGAGATAAATTAAGTGAACTTATCAAACCATTGTTGGATTCAGTTCCACAGAAAGTTGAATTAAAATTACCTAAATTGAAGAAGGTAGGAGAATAAGATGGCAGAAACAAAAATAACTTGTCCAGTATGTTTTAATGAAGATAGATGTTTTCATGATAAACAAGTGGCAGAAGATACTAAAAAAGAGTTTAGTTCTTATATGTGTTTTAATTGTGGGTTTACAAGTAATTCATCGTATACTTGGGATTCACCAGAACTAAAACAAGCTCAATTGGGTGCAACACAATTAATGAATGATGTTGCATTATTTGATGATGATACAAATATTATGTGGTTTCCAAGTGTATTGAACATGGGTAAATTAGGAATGATATATCCTGAGGGAACTAAAAATAATTGGGTGTATAAATTAGCAGAAGTTAGAAAACTAACTGATGAAGAGAAAAAAGACCCTAAGTATGAAGGTCATGATATGATGTTGGATGTGGATAATTCTAAAACATACGGACAATATGAATTCTTAGATGCATGTAAAGAGATGGGTATCATTAAGGAATTAGATTAATGGGATTAAAGAACATTTCTTGGCCATTAGTAGAATCAGGACAAATAGTTAATTTCGTCTATAAAACAAAAGGTGAAAAGAAGGGAATGAAAAGAACTGTTTTGATTATTAATCCTGACTATAAGTTTATCAAAAAAACTACAGGAAGAGTTAAACGATATATTATTGGGTTACAATTGCATGTTTTTGGAGAACAACCAATTAAAAAAAGTGAATTAAGAAGAATGTTAAAAAGAATAAGTGGTGCGGTAGGAGAAAAAACTGCATTAGAAATGAAAGAGGGAACACTTCAAGCAAATATTCCTGAAAGATTTGAGAGAAATCGAGAAGATACTGCAAGATTATATCGTAAAATTAAACTTCTTGTTGGTAGAACGGATGTTTGGAGAAGTTATGATAGAAGAGAATGTTTAAAGAGGAGAGTTTATCTTGAAACCGATTATGATAGATTACCAAAAAGATTGGTAAACGAATTATTAGAATCACAATCTAAACAATTACAAGAAAGTATGGAGACAATATAGATTTATGAAAATCAGTTACGGAATTACAGTTTACAATGAATACAAAGAATTAGATAATTTGTTAGACCACTTATCTAAACACATTAGAGCTGAAGATGAAGTCGTGGTTACAAGAGATGTATCAAAAGTGGGTAATAAAAGTATAATACAAGATGAGTTTTATGCACTTGAAAAAGTATTAGAAAAGTACGAGTATCATCAGTATTTTAAACCAAGACAATTAAAAGTAACAGAATTTCATTTCAATAAAGATTTCTCTAAATTAAAAAACCACACAAAAGAACAATGTTCAGGTGATTTTATATTTCATATTGACGCGGATGAAATACCAAATGAAATCCTAATCAAACAATTACCAGATATATTAGAAATCAATGACACAGATTTAATATGGGTTCCAAGAATCAATATCGTCAATGGTATAACAGAATTTCATTTGAATCTTTGGAAGTGGAGACAAACTGAACAAGGTTGGATTAACTTTCCAGATTATCAGGCAAGAATATTTAGAAACACAGATGATATCAAATGGGTCAAACCAGTTCACGAGGTGATAGACGGAGCAAAAACATATTCACACTTACCACCACACGAAGAATTGACTTTGAAACACATAAAAGAAATCACAAGACAAGAAATGCAAAACAAGTTATATGACCAAATATTATGATAAATAAAGATTCAGATGTAGTAAATGTATTGAAAAATGATGGTGTGGAACAAGTATCTTGGGAACAGATGAGAAGATATGAAAATACCACTTCAATTAATCTTGAACAACTAAGAGAAGAGTTAGGAATGGGTAGTTGGGCAGTTAGAATTGCATTCAATGATAGATTCGGTGGAGTAATAATCCAACAACAACCTGGTGAAGGTAATAGAAAACATTATCATCCAGACGCTGATGAAAATTGGGTAGTTATGGAAGGTGAATGGGAGTGGTGGATTGATGGACAAGGAACAAAAAGAGTTAAAGAAAATGATGTTATTGTAGTACCAAAGAAAACTTGGCATCAAATAAAATGTGTAGGAGATTCAGTTGGTGTTAGATACGCAATTACTAAACCAAATGTAGAACATATCTATGAGTAATATAACTTGGAATTTTAATAATAAAAAGGTTTTAATCGTTGGAGATTCACGAGGAATCGGTGAGTGTCTTTATGCAAATTTTGTAAAATCA